AACTTCTGCGTGGGTGGAGAATGGAAGAAACTAAGGCATATGCCGAAGCAAAACAGTCAGCCATTTTTAACCACGCCAACGAATCCCGAAGCATCGATGGTGTTGGTCAACTAAAGGCTCGTATACCCCAAGCCGCTTTCCATTACTGGGGACATCGGCTGGGGTACGAGTGCTGGGATGATGATTCATTTCTCAGAGAATTTCTTCGGGACAATCCAGAAACTGCCGTTTCCAATTACGCCAAGCGTACTTGCGTTAACGGCACAATTTTCACGGCTGACGGTTATCTCACATAATGAGAACTGCGAACTTTTCACAAATCCTCTTTGACGCTCTCCAGTATTCTGGAAATGACCGTCACAACATCACCGCTGAGACATTCGCTCAGTTCCGTGATTTTGCATCCGCAAGGATTCGTGAGGCTTGGGAAACCATTCAATGGGCAGATGTTTGCAGACTTGTAGAGTTCACGACAACAACTGACGCTAACGGGGTTATTTCTTTCTCTCCAGCGACAGAAGCAGATGAGATTCTTGCTGTCTACACAAAGAACCCTCAAGAAACCACACAAGCGGTTCAAGTCCCATACCAGATATACGACAGCGGCTCTGTCCGTAAAATTATCATTGGAAATGGCATTGTGTCAGGTTGGTACTTGTACAGAAAAGATTGCATTACCCTTGATGGAGAGTTGTACAGCCCTACTGTAGTTTATTATCAAGGAGTTCAGGTCTACTTTGACTCTGGCTCAGGTACTGGAACATATACTCCAGTTCTTGGTAAACCTCACGCTGGTAATTTCTACACTTGCACGGTTGTATCTACAACTGTTGGGCAAAACCCTAACACGCATCCTGCGTCTTGGACAAAGATAGAGATACCGTATATCTTCTCTGCGTTTATGGCTTGGGGAGCGGCGGCTAACTGGCTTGTTTCTGAAGGTCAGATTCAAGAAGCACCAGTAATTGAAGCCAAGGCTAAGGAAGTAATTGAGCAAGAATACGATAAATTCCTCAATCAACAAGGACAATACGGCAAACTAAACATAACCAGAACTTACTAATTTTATGGCAATCATCTCAACATCATCTCCGTTCCTGCGTAGTTTTACGACTACTCAGACGGCTTTAAGCACTACTAAGATTCAAGTGCTTACCCTTCCACCTAACATTACTACCAAGCGTATTATTGTTCTTGTGCAGAACACATCTGCTACTGAAACCGTACAGGTTATGGGCAACGCTACTGATACAGTTGGTGTTGTTCTTCCTCCGCAGTCTCAGTTCTCAATTGATAACTATCAAGGCGTTCTTTACGCTGTGGCTAACGCTGGTACACCTGCAATTAACATCACAATCAGTACTGTCTAATGAGTATTTCTGTTTCAGTTGGTGTAATGATTCCTACGAATGTCGTAGAGGTCGGTAACGAGATTACTGCTGACCAGTTAGCGGCTATTAATGCGGCATCTAATGCTCCAACGGCTGGAAATCCATTTGCTACTAATGCTTTTGTAACAGGACAGGGATATATTACATCTGCTCCTCAAACCCAGCCATTACTACGCCCTTTATCCTTTGGAAGTCAATCAATTGATGAGAATGATAATTATTACATCTATGTCTTAGATAACTCACAGACATTAACTCTCAATGATGATTCTGTGAATAATCCTCCTATTGGAAGTGCTTTCACTATTTTATTTATTGCCAGTACTGCTGCTTATATAAGTTGTGATTCTGGCGTTACGCTTAATGGCGGGTCTGGTACTTCTTTCGGGGGTGGTGCTGTTGTTAAAACACTTATCAAAACATCGGCTAACACTTGGTGGATTGGTTAATTTATATTTTATGTTTACATTCCTTCTATCCCTTACAGTCATTGTCCTAGCCTTCCTAGGAGGCTTCTACGCTGGCATTAAGAACGCCAAGTCGGAGAAGGTTTCTTGGGGCAAGGAAATGCTGAATAAACTAAAGTCCAAAGACTAATGCCTAATGAATACCAAAAGGATGGAGACATAGCGTTTATCGGGCTTAACAGCCGTGATAACCCTAGTGCTCTGCCTCAAGGTATTGTTAGTAAGTCTCAAAATTTTAGATTAGACCGAGGTGTTGCTACCGTCAGAAAGGGTATGCAACGCAAGACCATTGGTGGACTTGTTGGTCAGACAATCTATGGCGTAGGTACATACATTGATTCCACAGGTCAGGAAATCATTATTTGCGTTGTTACTGATGGACTGTATAAATACAACCCACAAACAGAAACGCTGTCTGCTAAGATTAATTTCCCAGCAACAGAGACGATTACAATGCAAGACGGGTGTGATGTAGTAGCGGCTATGGATAATGTTTACATAAGCCGTGGAAGAGCCAAGCGTCCCTTGGAGTGGGATGTTACAACTGTTACAATAACTGCACTTCCTTCAATGGCAGGGACAGGACACGAATTCCCAAGTTCAACAGGTTTGCTTTATTATGCAAATCGTATGATTGCACTTGGCTCGCATCACACAGAAACAACCATTGTAAGAGATTACGATACTATTTCTGTTAGTAACTTTCTAGATTTTTACCATTGGGATGCTGTTGATGCTTTTACTATAAACAGCGGTAGCAATGACCAAGTTGTTGGAGTTGCTCCGTGGACACTTAACGAGTTCTTAGTGTTTATGCGTAACAGTATATTTTACATTAATGTAGGAGATGATAGATATGCTACGGGAAATGGTCTTTCGGCTACATCTTACATAAAGACGCTTGCAACGGATATCGGCTGTTCTGCTAGAAAGTCTGTTGTACAGGCTGGTGGTGGCGTTTTCTTTCTTTCGGATAACGGAGTTTACTTCCTGCAACCTCAACCAGCCTCTGCTGAGTCTATGAAGTTGCTCACAATGGCTGACCCTATTTCATCCCCTATCGATGATGTTATCCAACGAATTAACCGTACTTACGCTCACCGTGCTGTTGCAACCTACTGGAACAATAGGTACTATCTTGCCGTTCCGCTTGATTCCTCTGTCGATAATAACGCTGTTCTGGTATATAATTTTATATTAAAACAATGGGAATCGGTAGACACATACCCTGCTGGGTTTGATGTCTTTGCGTTTGCAATTGCTAAAAAAGACAATCAAAGGCGTTTATTCGGTGTTGATACAGACCAAGGTGTTTTTTTAATGGAGCAATTAAATTGGGACGAGTATAGAAATTGGGAGATTGGAGACCCAAATGCTGGAGAACCAATTCTTCCTTTCTACATTCCTACAACTTTGTCTACGGCATCTTTCCCTTTAAATGCTATTAATTCAATTTTGAAAACAAGGCGTTATTCGTTTAACAGCATTGGAGACAAAAGATACAGCACAATTGAATCAGAATTTATATGTGATGCTGGTTCTCAAGTATTAACTACAGCAGAAACATTTAACCCAGACACCATAACAAATATTGATACATTTGGTTCTGAGTTCACAGAAGACACGGCAAGAAGAATTCCTATAAGAAAAATAGGAACAGGATTGCAAGTTCAATATACATCTACAAATTTAAGACCATCGATAAGGTCTGTTTATGTGTACGCAACTATGCAAAAACAAAACAACACATCTAAACAATAACTATGGCTCAATTAACTAAAGGAGATACCTTTACAGACGGACAACAGGTTACTGGTGCTCGTCTCAATCAACTAGTCGATTCCGCAGTACTTTCTGTGGGTGCTATTATCGACCAAGCAAATATAACAGCAAATACAGTTGCATCTAACGCCTCCGTGCTTTTATACGATTTGTCGGCAACGGCTCTCCGTGAGGCTAATGTATCTGATGTTCTTGGGTCTAATCTCCCTGTCACAACATCCGCTATCACAGCAGGGGCTAACAGCGACATCCTTGTAACGCCTAATGACGGCACTATTGTTACTGGAGTTGCTTACACTTCTGGTGACGGGATAACTGTTACAGTTACTTCCACGGCTCACCTTCTTACTGTTGGACAGGTTATCCTTATTGCGTCTGCTGGGACTGGATA